AAATGGCGCTACCACTGCTGTAAGTCAAAGCTTTATATATAACACACAATCTAACAGTGCTTCTACTTTCTATAAGTTTATAGTTGACGGCTGCACTTTTACACAACTAGGTACAGAAATTGATATAGTTCGAGGTGGAGTCTATGCTGGCATATCAAATATAGCTTCAGTCGAAATAAAGAATTGTGAGTTTAATATTGTAGATCAGAAGGCACTAACTCTTTCTAATCAAATAGGAGTAGTCGTAGAAAATAATACGTTTAATTTAGTTGCTCCCGCAACCGATGATGATAGATTAGCTATGTTTGCTTTTGCAGGTAGGCAGAACGCAGTTAACAGTCAAGTATCAAAATTGTTTTTCAGTAAAAATACAGTTAATTATACTTTTTCAGATGGTATGTCTGGCGATACTATAGTTATGCAGCCTGAGTATTTTAATGAGATGCACTTTATTGGGAACACGTTTAACTTTGAAGCTACGAATATACAGTCAAACAGAATAATAGACACAATTAGACCCGCTACTACCACCCAAGCAGGACGAACAACAAACCTTATAAATATAATAGGGAATACGTTTAATAATAATACAGGTAGGGGTGATACTATAGAGTTTTACAGGTCAACTCTTTACCCTGAAAATACTGCTGTAGTTAATTTTAATTATAATAAATTTGTGGGCAATGCTGAGATGCAGAATAACACCTCAAACCAAGTACTTGATACAACAAGTATGAAAGCTACTGAGTTTAATTGTATCGGTAATAAATTTGAAAAGTATCAAGATTTTATGGTTTTAAATGATATGCAAAATACTCCTTTTGTTATTGAAGATAACATCTTTAAAAATGCAGGTAATAATAACTTTGGTATTAATGGAGATACTCTAGCTATTAGTCTTTATGTAATTGAAAGTAACGGAGGCACTATAAAAAACAATACTTTCTTTATAGAAGAAGAAGGTACTTGTATTAGATTACATGTCGGTGTCACTAATAATGTAACTATAAAAGGAAATAGTTTTGTATACTTAGGTGCGCCACGTACAAGCGGCGAAGAGTATATTATTATTAACATAAACCCTGCTGATTTAGACGAAGTGACTATAGATAATAACTATTATTATGGTTTAGAGAAGCTAGGAGACACAACTTTATTTGAGTATGCACCTACCGCAACTTTTGATGAAGCAATGGCTCTTGCAGATACTGATATAACCTTCCATACTACCAACATCATTAAAAGAGATGTTGCAAAATCTATGACTTCAAGACTTACTAAAGAAATTGCTTGGAAAGTATAAAATAAAAGGAGACTTAATGAACATAGACAACATACCTATGGTACGGTTGACTTGGCAGGACGCTCAAGACAGTGATGGGGCGTGGACTGGAATAGAAGATATTGTAGCACACGAACCCGCCACTTGTCAAGAGGTAGGCTGGCTAATTCACCATGATGACAATAAAGTAATTGTAATGCGTTCAAGGATAGTCGAAAAGGATAGTCAGTTAAACGAGGGAGGCGCTCATATTGCAATACCTACAACTTGGGTGTTAAAAATAGAAGAGCTTAAAGTAGAGGTTTAATATGTTTGGATTGATTACAATGTTACTATCGACCCTCGGTGCTACCGGCATGGGTTCGATGCTGAAGATGCTTGGTGGTGCTGTACAGGCCCGCAACGAAGCCAAGGAAGCTGAGGCTAAAAGAGAACTGATTCGAGATATGCAGATGAAAGGTGCTGATCTTGAGTTTCAAAAGGCTATATTCGGAGACGCAAGCAATGACCCAGAAGCAACTATATTTACCCGTACTACTCGTAGGATTATTGCTCTTATCGGGATGCTCAACTTTGCCACAGTTTCAATTCTCTGTACCCTCTACCCAACAGTTGAACTCATCACATTCATACCACCAGAGCAAGCAAAAGAAATCAGCATCCTGTGGGGACTCTATAGAATGCCAATCGACCAAGGCATCACGACAGCCATTACGACAGGACATATTTCTCTTGTCTCAATCACCACTCTGGGAGCTATAATAGGTTTCTATTTTACTCCGGGCGGTAAAAGATAAAGCATGAGCACATAGGAGCGTAAAGCATGAGCACAGCTAAAGAAAAAGATTCTAAGTTAAAGAACGCAGGAGTCTCAGGATATAATAAACCTAAGAGGACTCCAAGCCACAAGACTAAATCACATGTGGTTGTAGCTAAGGTAGGGGATCAGACGAAGACTATACGCTTTGGGGAGCAAGGAGCGAGTACGGCAGGTAAACCAAAAGCCGGAGAGTCTGCCCGCATGAAAGCAAAACGTGCCAGCTTTAAAGCTAGACACGCTAAGAACATTGCAAAGGGGAAGATGTCTGCGGCTTACTGGGCAGATAAGGTGAAATGGTAATGGAGCTAAATGAGAATACAGGTATAACAATACCAATCAGAAACCTAATCGCTATGATTGTTTTTACTTGCGTTTCAACTATGGCTTACTTCGGTATACAAGAGCGGCTAAACCTCTTGGAACATGCTTTAGATAAAACTCAAATAGATATAACTCAGAATAGCGAGTTTAGAATAAAATGGCCCAGAGGTGAGTTGGGGTCACTCCCTGCTGATGCTAGACAAGATATGCTTTTAGAGTATCTTAGTGCTCAGCAACAAAAGCAAACCAGCTCCACTGAAAAACTTAAAGATTCGTTAACAGACTTAAAGTTACGCATAGCTGCCGTAGAAGCTGGTGTAGAAATAAACATAGATTAATGAGGTTAAGTGGTAGCGTGGTTAAGAGCATCCAGTTCTTGCTCTAACTGACTATGTAGGGGCTGTAGCTTATCATTGCACAGCCTCAACAAAGCCCTCATCAATACGAGGTCGTCACCTTTAAAGACCTTAGACATGTCCTTGTCGGGGATGCCGCTAAGTTCAGTAACGACAACCCCTCCCTTGTCTACAAGGAGCTTGAAAGATATTAGATTCCCTTCTTGTTTATTGCTCATAAGACACAGCTTCCCATCATTGATTTGTAAACAATAATAAAAAAGCAAGCCATTAAAAGGTTAGCTCCCCAAAACCATGTAAACATTTCAAAGGTATCTCGATTATCTTGAATGAATGCTTTGAGTTTTCTTCTCTTTGTCTTAGTCATTGCTTTCCCTTTCTCTGTTGTGTACTTCTTTAAGTAGGTTTTTAATTGATTTTAAAACTTGTTTTGCTTCTCGGCTCTCTTCCATTGTTTCTGGTACAAAAACCGACATATAACGCTGTGCGCTTCCAAGAGTATCGAACGCTGCATCATTAGCTGAGGTGCTTAATCTAAATACCCACATTACATTTCCTTAAATGTTATTGCTCGAAAGCACTGAGAATAATAATCTTTAATTTCATCTCTTTCTTCCCACAGTATCATCGCAGGTATGTAGACTGGCGAGATAATAAGGTGAAGCAACCCAAGAAAAAACATTTTAATCTTTGACTTATTCATATCTCACACTGCCCCGCTACACAAGCAAGCTCTTGCGTTCCTGTAGTAGTATCCTCAGTTTCAAACTTACCAAGGTCATCCCAGTTAATAGTCTTAGGCATTAGAGCCAAGGCTTCTTTGTACGCTTCAGGCGTGATAGCTGTATACGGTGCTTGCTGATACACATGGTCTGTACGTGGTAAGAAACTAATACCTGAACAACTATCTAACCGATCCCATAACCATTGACCTGCTGCTAAGAACTCTTCGTCCGAGTAGTAGATGGTTACACTGGGCTTATGCTCACAGTAATGGTTCTGGTAGATCTCCCATAAGTCTAACTGCTGCTGTACGTTAAGGTCATCAACGCTTGTAGATCCAGTAGGAGCTTTGATAGGGAATGAGAACACATAGTTATCATCATTCATTACATCTTTTTCCCAAGGGACTCCAGCGTCTTTGAGGAACTCTGAGATAGGATCTTTGCCGTCACTACGTACTGTCCGAATGTACTGCGGAGAGAAACGAGCATGGATACCTGACGCACTATCGACTAACTGAGAGACAGTACCTGAAGGTTTCACGGCGGTAATAGCCGTAGACTGGTTGATACCTAAACGTGTTGACCATACTTCGTTAACCGCAACTGTCTTAGCTTTCAAGGCTTCTAAGATCTCAGGTAGCTCATCGTACCCTGACTGTTCAAACCATGCACCAGTCTTCTGTCTGCCTGATAAGACAGCATGATCCATAATACCTGTCATACTTACACCAAGTAAACATTCTTCTTGTGTATTCTTCTTCCAGATGTTACGAACGTAGCGAAAGTCGGTCAACGAAGACTGTAGCGTACCTAAGATAGTAGCAATCTCAGCCTTGCGTAGTAAATTCTCGAACGTATCGGTACTACGAACCACTATTTCTGACAAATTACAAACCTGTGCAGAGCGTAGGATGATCTCACTACAAGGGTTGGTGCCGAAGTCGTGCTCAATATCTCTACGTCCGTGACGGGCTGACTGTTTCTTTGCAGCCTTCCGAGAGAAGATACCACGCTCACCTGCTTTAGATTTATAAAGAGCTGTCCACTCTTCTAAGAAAGTTTCGAAGTCAGGACGCTCATCATAGACCGCACTGTTGTTAGCGAGAGCACGTTGCGTATCAGTCTCCCACCATTGACCAGACTTAGCATGACGCATACGGTCATCAGATAAGTTAGACAAACTAATAAGAGCAGAGCGACGAACGCCACCAACGACAACAATCTCAGCAATCTTACACACAATATCATGGCATTCAATACTCGTTAGCTTACGACCGGCAGCTTTGCGGAACGTATTAATAGTAAAATGAAACAGAGCAACAAGAGGATCAGGCCCACTAGAACGCCCACCAAATGTTTTGAGTCTCTCACCCTTCGCACGTAGCTTTGAAATATCCCAACTAGGTACTTGACCCGTATACAAAAGACTAACCAGCTCACGGAAAGCTTTAGCCCAACCGATTTTACTGTCGCTAACATGGATTGTAGTATCTGTTTCATTGAATTCCTCCGCCACTTCTGGCAATTTATTTACTGACTGACGTTCAACTGAGAAGCCTACACCTGTACCACACATCAGTACATATAAGATCTCATCGAACACTCTTGGATGATCTACTGCAACATAAGAACAGTTAAAGCCTGCCATGTTGTCACGATCAAGGGCTTCACCTGCTGTCATTAAGCAACGCATAGAAGGCATAACATCTAAATTATAGATAGCATCATAGATACGATCAGAAGTAGCAAGATCAATCTGTCCACGATCATACCAAAAATCTACATAGCGTTGAACTGTTTCTGCCCACGTCTCACGACGATTGTCATCTTCACGCCATCGTGCATATCGTGACTTGTGAATGTACTGCTGATATGAATCCATCATTCTAATAACTCTCTCTCTATTTGTGTTTTAAGGTTTTTGTTTTCTTTACGTCTCACAGCTTTTAGCTTGGAAGACGTTTGCACTTTATTGAATTTCTTCTTACGGTCAAAGCGATCACGTCTCTCATCTTTTCTACTGTCGTCCATTACAAGCCCTACCAGTTAGTGTCTTCAGTGAATTCAAGTAGCTCAATCATTTTGTTGAGATACCATACAGCTTTCTTAGCGTCTTGAATAGGCTTGCCCTTACCGAACAACCTAGTACCTGTATACTTTAACACATTACCGTGGCAAAAGATAGCTGCGTGATACTCACCTAACACATCTGTAATGTAATCAATAGTCTCAATGCT